ATTTATTTATTTACATTATTTTTCTTTGCCTATACTAACATTTTTCCTTTCTGCTTACTACTCTCTTTTTTATTTTGCTTGTTTTCTGGGCGCACTTCTACCCTCCGTGGCACTTTCACGGTCTACCTCTACCCCACTTTTATGTTTTTGTGGGAACTATCCCCACAGCCCCCAATAGTCCCGCTTGCTGTACCGCTCATCATGGGCCTCCGAGTAGCTTTGATACGGCCCCAAGACCGATTCTGAGCCATCCGCAGCCCTCACCACGACTTCATAGACTCCAGACCGCCGCCGCTCGATGCGCCAACGCTTCTTCGTCTCCATATTACCCTTTGGCGTCGTCGGATTGAGGTTGTACCGCCTGTTATTCAGCCCGAACCCATCCAGGTGATCGACGTACACGCCCGGATCACTCACGCCGAGGATGAGACGGTGCATCTCAACTGATTCGCCCCGGCAGCTCGTCGTTGCGTAGTAGTTTCCGCCGTCGCCGCGCTTCAGGCTCCAGTTCCGCCACGCCAGCTCCGCATAATCGGCCTCATCCACTATCGCCATGCGCCGGCCATGACGCCCCAGCCCCGACCCCACACGAATCAGCCTATAGGCCGCGTCCGGCATCGCTATCCCCTGCTCTACGATGCTGGGAACACTCCCCACACTCAATTAGGCTTGATGAGTTGCATCCCACCCTCACCAAGCTCCTCATGCTTGTCTGGGTCATACACCCGCACCAACTCCGCCACTTGTCCCACCTCCGGGTGAACCGGCAACGCTATCACACACGACACCAGAATCCGCCCCGGCGTCTGGGTTGCTCCGCCCTTGACGCCACGGACTCCGGTGATGAGACCGCCGCCCTCCACCTGGGCCACATAGCCGAAGATCGAGGAATCCGGCAAGTGAATCAAAACCTTGTTCCCGACCTTCAGCTCATTCCCCAGCCGATCCTTCATATTCTCTTCCCTCTCCATAGAATCTAATCACCGGAGGAGCCGTCAGAAGTCGCCGGCATTTAGCTATCACGTCCCGGTCAGACTCACATAGAACTCGGCTCTCCTCCCACTGACGAAGCTCATCATGGAGCCTACCGAGGTCGTTTTCTCTTGACAGGTAAACTCGAAATTCTTCCAGCGTTTTGCTTCCTTTCCTACTATTACAATTCCAGCAGCAATCCACAAGATTCTCTGTTCGGTTGCTGCCGCCTCGACTACGCGGGATAACATGATCCCGCACATATCGGTCAGGTCGTACTTCCGGTGTCCAAGCGATTGGTTTCCCGCCGCCACCACACTTATAACAGGGGCCATTTCCCTCGCTGGCATAAGCAAAACCTGTTCCCTTACAGTCCGTACACTGCCATTCCGGGTTAGGAATTATGAAATATAGTTTTACTCCACAGTACCAGCAGATAAGCCCAGCCCCCTCTGGTCGTTTAGCCGGGAAAACCTGGCCATGTTCTTTTAGTTCGTCCATTTTTAGGGCTATGGTACGCAAAGATTCAAGCTTCATGGTGCTCCGCCCCTCTCCCAAATCCACATTTTTCGCAGTACAGAGCGTCTTCGGCACTCGCCATAAAATCGTGTGGTGGAGGGGGTTCAAACACCCCCACTTGCTTGCGTGTCGCTATACTGTTCCGCTCCAAAGCCTTAGCCATACGCCATTCCCTCCAGTTGCGATGGTCTCCACGTACCCGCTGCCAGTGCCGGCTACGAGCTAGGCTTTTGCGTGGTTCTGGAAGTGAACTCTTCTTCCGCGCTTCAGCGCGGGGGAGCTGCGGAACGCAGGGTAGTTGTTTTTTTAGTTTTTTAAGCTTTTTAATCTTCTTATCTGTGGGGGTCTCAATTTGAGACAGCCTGGGTCTCACTTTTGCGGCAAAAAAAGCCTCGTCAATGAGTACCAGGTGGTAGTGGGTGTGGCCGCTCCCACGCCAATCCTTCCGGCGCGTCAAAATCCCCAATTTCTCCAATCGTGAGAAGCTCCTCATCAGGGTTGGCTTGCAGATCCCGCTCTCCCGCACCATGAATTGCACACCGCGCCGGAAGTGGCGACTCCCGCCCCAGCAGAAGCGATTGAGGAACAGGTAGGTGTCCCGATCCCTGGAGCTGCTAATGACGCGGTTCAGGTCGACAGGGGATTTAACGAAGTGCCGACCCTCCCGTACCTTGCTAGTAACCCCACCCTCAAACTTGTGTAATCTAAGTGACTTTGGCGCGTTTTCATCATTATTTTTTGCTTGCAGGACTGGCAATTCTGCTATAGTGCTCACAGGGTAACTCCTGAGCGCGAAGCTCTCTTGTATCACTCGTATGACAACGAGTAAGGGGTTTAAGTTCTCGGGGCTGAAAAAGCAGTGCTGTTAGGGTGAGACCTGGAATTCCGGCCAGTTCTCACAGTTGAAATTTGAATGGGGATGAGCGCCGAGGGGGAGACCCCAAGGGTTAACTCATCCCCACTTCATTGTTCAGGGCAAGGTGGAACGCCCAGCCCCTAATCTCAAAAAAAATCGGCGCGACCCGCGCCACATTCGCGCATGATCCGCCTCTCTTCTGAAACCCGGAAAAAACTTCAAAACTACGAAACTCGTGGGTACTGCACATAAAAATCTCCTTTGTGGGCAGAGGGGGAAGGGGAGATTGCCTTCCCCCACCATTAACGCAGGAGCGACCCGCGTCTTAGCCACACGCTTTAGTCCCCCGCCGCCGCAAGCTTTGGGAAAAACTAAGAGTGCCAGAATACCGCAAGATTAACATCTACAACAAGTTAACGGAGCAGATACTCCCCCTCAAGCGTCACTTGAGGGTTTTTCGCCCATATCCAGCGGTTTATCGCGCATAGCCTCCGCCAGCCGCTCCTTCAGGGTCTCCATATCGAAACCAGTTATGCACAGCAATTCCACACCCTCCGGCTTCCCGGCATTGAACCAGTGGCCCACGATGGCGGGAACGATTTGCAGGAAAGCCTCCGGTGAAATCTTGCGCTGACAACACTCCGCCATCGCCATGTAATGCAGCGCGAAGAGGAACTTCATGTACCCCTCCGTGGTGCTGGGAAAGAGAGACCTGAAGGCTTCGTGAACGCCATCCGTCTCATCCGCCCAGGCCTCCATAATCGCCATATACTCCGGTGTCTCCATAGTTCAACTCCTCCCTCGAATCAGCGACGACGGCCGGCCCGACGATTGGATCAGTGCGGCCATGAAGGTAGATGCGGGTTGCCTGTTTGTTGAGGGGAAGCTCCAAGAGCTTCCCCATATCGTTTATGACCATCCGCCGCCCGTCAATGGTGCTGACGACTGCGGTGGAACCGCCGACCAGAGCTTGCAGCTCCGCCGGCGTCCAGAAATCGCCCCTGGGCTTGACCATCCTGATTTGCTCGTCTGGCTCCGGGGTGTAAAGAAAAGTGGCCATTTACTTCCCATCCTCCAACTGCGAAATACGCCGATTATGACTCTCCGCAACCAGGGCCAGTCTCTCGACGTTGGTGGTGGTCTGATGAACCAGTCCGGTAAGCATCTGCAACTCACGCGAGACCAGTTCAAGATTCATAGCAACGGCATCGAGGCGTTCTTCTGTCGTCATGCGGAGACCTCCGTTGGCTTCATCATCAAGTGTTCGATAACAATTTCGCAGATGCGTGGCCCCTCTTCTGTGCCGGCAACCTTACCCAGCAGATAGAACAACTCCGCGCGGGGATCGGTGGACTTGGGGATGAGCGGAGCCTTCGTGGATGCCTGAGAGACAGTCTGTTTAGCCAATTTTTACTCGCTTTCGTGTTTTTAGTTTGGTGGTGGTGGTGAGTTGCGCTCTGGCCGCTTTGACCAGGATGCGGATGGCCCAACTATTGATAGACAGACCCTCCTCTTCCGAAGCATCGCGGAGGAGCTGGTTCTGTTCGGGACTCAGGCGGAGCGTCTGGCGCATCTTGCCCCCGGTTTTATCCGAGTAGCGATCCGGCCGAGGCGCCCCGCCTCTTATCTTTGAAGAAGTCGTCATAGTGGTGCTATTATGACAGCATTATGGAGATTGCACCAGAAGCTCTAAAAGAACTTCGCTTCACCGTTCCCTACCTGATACCGCCGAGCGGGAATCACTATAAAAAACCCTGCAAATATATCGGCCGCGACGGAGGCCTTCACATGGGCTTCAAGCTCACCAAAGAGGCCAAGGCCTACTATGACGCCGTGGCCATCTTCCTGCGGGGAGAGACGGTGGCGCCGGAGACCGACGCCGAACGGCGCCGCAGCCAGTACGGAGTTACCATCGACGTGTTTCTCCCGCCCAGGGGCCGGGGAGACTTCGATAATTTCTGGAAGGCAGGCCTCGACGCACTGGTGAAGGCCGGAGCCATCCACACCGACGCCGCCGTGGACGGCTCCGCCTCGCGCTGCATCGTCCACAAAGACCAGCGCGGCAATCCCCGCACCGAATACCGAGTGAGGCGAATCAATGGCAAGAACTGACCACTACACCGGCGTTCAGGTGAAATGCGTGATGTGCTCCAAGCCCATCCCCTCGACGCGAAAGAAAGACTCCGTTACCTGTAGCCCGCAATGCACTAAGGAGCGAAAGAACTATTTTCGCAGCCTTCAAGACCAGTCAGAATGTAGATACTGTCTGAAACCATCAACCCCTGCCGACCGCGCTCTCTTCAGCGCGTGGAAGAAGGCCATGAAGAAGGGTCTGACCGACGAGCAATTTGTGGCGCAGGTAGCCGATCTAACCCGTATCGCGCAGGAGAACGAACGGCTGAAGCGGAGGCTGGCGGAGCTGGCCCCAACGGAGCGGGTGGAGGTATAGCAGATAGAGTCCTTGCCCTCCTCCTTCCCAAGTCCGATGAAGAGAAAGAAGGTCAACAGTGAAAAAGGTAGTCAAGAAGCTCCCCGAATTGATGTTCGATGCCATGCAAGAGCGTATTCGAAGGGCTAGTGCCCAACCAACACCCAAATCCTCTTCCAATGAAGAGAAAGAAGGTGAGTGAGATGACCCAACCAACACCAGAGCAGATTGAGAACGCGGCGAGAGCGATTGCGCGAGAAGTGTATAGCGCCACCGGAACGCAAAACGATAGATGCGTTCGTGCCGCTAATGCTGCCTTCCCCCACCTCCAACTACCGTGGGAGCCGTTTACGGAGGAGGAGTGGACGACCTGCACGCATAACAGCCAAGGTTCCTTGAACCACGCCAACGATATGCTTCGCCGCCGCAACTCCCCTCTATTGCTAGAGACGATTGACCCGAGGATTGAGAAGATTGCTCCGGTAATAGAAGCTCATGACGGACGAGAAACATCTGGGTATTTAGCAAGGCTGATTCTCGCAGCACTCGACGCAGCAAAGGAGAAGTGATGAGCTATCGACGCGAGTGGAGACATGTTAAAAGTATGTCTCCAGACTTCCTGTGCATCCCTGGTTTCCGAATTATGGCAGACCGCAAATCAACACGGACTATCAGGATGGGAAAGCGACTGCGATTACTTTTGTGATCCGGGTGGGAGAAAATCTGGTTCCGTTTCGGCTGGCTCCGCAGATTCAGGGCGTAGCGCAAAAGCTACCCAACAAGCGCGACATAGTACGAGCGGAGCGGGTGGCCTGGAGGATTTTATTGCGCTGGGTGGAGGCGCAGCTCGCTATGGTCGAATCACTACAGGCGGAGATGGGACAAGTGTTCCTGCCGTATGCCGTCGATAAAGAGGGAGAGACTTTCTGGAAGGCATTTCAGGCCAGCAACACGAAACGACTCACAACGGGAGAGCGCGAATGATTATGTCAATGGTGAACATGCCGAACGAGCAGCGCAGCGTCCTGCTTATCGTGCTCGAAAAAGACAACCTGGAGCGGATGAAAACCGCCGATCCCGTAACCCTCGAATCACGGCAACAGGGCGGAGGCCTTCCTCCGCCAAAATATCCCACAAACTTTAGTATCCTCATCGGCTATGACGAAGACCAGGACACGCTCTACGCGATGGCCAAAGCAGCCGGCAAGACGCAGGAGGGGATGGTGGAGTTTTTCAAGTATCTGGAGCGCGGGAGGAAGTTCATTGAAGGCGTGGACGGGGTGAAAAATTTCAGAAAGGCATAAATCTCCCGCCGAACCCCCAACGTTTGAGTGGGGAAGGTTCCCACGGCTAAAGAAAGTGACCCTAGACCATGACCAAAGACACGCGTAGCGTTATGATGCAGCAGTCAGACCCCAACGCCTTCCCCTACTACTGCCGCTGGGACGTACAGGGACGCAAAGGCCAGAAGTGCCGAATCCTCAAAGCCGGAACCAAAACCGCACACGTTCTCTTTGAGGATGGAACATCCACAATCATCAGCCGAACCGCTATCCGCCAGTTGAGGGGGGGAAAATATGCCGGGACTGAAGGGCGGTAAAAAAGCAGTAGCGAGCAATATCAGCGAGTTTCACAAAGGCCCCACCTACAAAAAGACAAAGGCGAGGCATGGCAAAAAGGTTGCGGACAAACAGGCTGTTGCCGTCGGCTTCGCAGAGAGCCGCAGGAAGAAGCGCAAGGCTAAGAAGCGAGCCAACCGTTCCGAGAATGAACAATGACCCAACGAATCGGTAATACCGTCGTGATCGAGGGGGAAGACGAGCGAAAGTGTGAGCTTTGCGGGAAGATGGACGAGTGCAGACCAGCAGGGCCAAATCAGGAGCAGGTATGCTTCGATTGCGCTCAGAAAAATCCCGCCGCGCTGGAGAGATATTCCCAGCGGCTATTTCAGGGAGGACTCACACAGTGAGAATCCAGGCCGAGCCAACAGAGATTGTGGCGAAGTTGGACGGAGTAGAGTGTCGCGTCTGGAATGGAGTCACCGAGGACGACAAGCAGGTAATTGTCTTCGTTCACCGCATCGCATCAAAGGACGATTTGAGCGGAGAACTTATCCCGCGTATTGTGCTGAAGACCGAAATGACGGAAGGCGGAGAGCCATGCGTTATCGAGTTACCTTTGACGTAGAAGTGGAAGCGGACGACGAAGCCGAAGCCCTGGACGCGGCCGTGGATGCCGTCGATGAAGAAAGCTGCAACCATACCGTCGAAGTGATTGAAGAAGGAGGAACCCCATGAAGCGTGAACAGGTACAAGATCCGAAAGCCGCTGAAGGCGTCGAAGTGAAGCCGGCGAAACAGGTATGCCCGGAGACCGGATGGCTGGTGCGGGAAGAAGACCCCAGAGACAACAAGTACACCGGGGATAACGCGCCGTGGCGTCAATGAGCCTTTACCCGACACAGGTGAAGGTTCCGGCCACAATCACGATGGACGCCGCTTATTTGTATGTTGATGGCGTGGCCATCAGCTTTGCAGTCATCCCCCAGATACTCTATGAACTGACCCACCCGGACAATCGCAAGTGGTATCGCTTCGAGCGGGTTGGAGATACCGTAACGGTTTACGTCAAAATCTCGGAGGAGAAACCCGATGGCAACCCAATCGCAAGCACCGACCCTGCCGGAGTCGGCTCACAAGGTACTGGGTAGCAAGGGAGCGAAGCTCCACACCCACGAATTTAATATCCGCCACGCTGACAACGGCGGATACATCACCCGCCACGAGCTGAGGGATAAAAATGGGAACCACCCAGCAGATGGGCAGAAAAGCGCAATGGAGATGCAGCACCCGGATATGGCCGCGCTTCAGGAAGCGGTAGCTCAGCATATGCAGCAGAACGCGCAAGGCCAACCCATGCCGCCAGGAGGGGAACCGGACGCTGACGACACGGAGGGGTGATGGAGCTATCGAGAATATTCCCCGTAATATTTTTTAGCTGCTATGCTCCGAGCAGCTCTAGCCTCTTCGATAGAGGGGAAACACCCCAAGAGGCGCATTTTTTTCGATACCCTAATGTAAGCCCTCCATCGAACCATTCCACTCTTCCGCACAATTTTTCCTACCCCTGTAAATCCAGAGGAACAGTCTTTTCGGAGAGCGTGGTTTCTGGAGTTCTGCTGCTTCGTGGCCTTGCGCAAATTAGAACGCCGATTATCGAGGGTATTTCCATTGCGGTGATCGCCACCGCGCTTGATTCCCAAGATAACGTTATGCATCCGCAGATATTTTCGGTGCTTTCCCGAATCCCAGCGTTTCGCATAGTAACCCCGTCCATTAGATGTTTTTTGCGCAAACCATTTCCACTGATTCAGCCATTCAAAATCGGCCGCGTCAACGATGGCGAACTGCCCTTGTGTAAGTGGGATGAGACGATAAGATGGGTCAGACGGCACAACATCCTGTGTAAGCAGGTTGGTCATATTCAGCCCTCCAAGGCTGGTTTGATGTGTCGTCATTTTACGCCAATAGGAGTGCGCCATGCACTTTGATTGGAGGCGCCTTAAAGATGTGACGCAGGAGAAATCCGACAATAAGCGTTGGCGCACCGAGCTAACCCAGCTTGTCATTGACGATCCCGCAGTCCGCGAAGATGGCCGCAGAGTCACCCAGCACAACCTCCTCGCGCTGTGCTGGGTACTGGGATTCTGCCTAGTCGATGAAGTGACCCACCATGACGCGCTCGACTTCTTCCTGCCCAAAGACCCGGAGTTGAATCTCGAAGAGTGGCTGGCCTATACCGCGACCCACTATCTCCGGCGCGGTTCCCTGCTCTACCCGCGTGGCGTCTACAAGACCACCATCTCCCTCGCCAACTGCACTCAACTTATCATCTGCTGGCCGCTCACTGTTTCGATCATGATTATGACCGGACGCGGAGACCTAGCGCGAGACTTCGTGGATCAGGTGGGAGGGTTTTTCGCTAGGAAGAACATCCGAACGCCGACGCTATTTCAGGCTCTATGGCCGGAACTGTGCGTGAGCAAAGACCCGGACGGTGGTGAGTTTACCGCCGCGCTCCGCCAGGAGGAACCGCGCATCATCGAACCCGCTATCTGGGGTGAGTCAGTAGAATCCGGCATCTCGGGGTATCACCCGAATGTGCTAGTGGTGGATGATGCGACAACAAACAGAAACTCGCAGAACTTTGAAGCGCGGCAGAAAATCACCAAAAAATATAAGCTGGCTCGAAAAGTGCTCCTTCCCATCGGCATTGAGTTGAAGGTGGGAACCATCTATGGAACCGGGGATATATTCACCGACGAGGTACTAACGTCGAGGCCGGGAAGTATCCGCCGCGTCCTCAAGCCATCCATGCGCCTGAGAAACGGCGAACGTCTCGACCCTAACGGATTTCCCGAAGAGGATGAAGTGGATCTGCTGTTCCCTGAAATCCTGAGCTACGACTACCTCCGCGCCGAGTACGAGAGTGGGTTCGACAGCTTTATGACCCAGTATCAGCTCGATGAATACGGCGCCGCCGAGGTGGTTTTCTCGCAGGAGCAGATGCTGGCCGCGATGATTGAAGAGGCCGCGCTCCCGCTCGAAGGCCAGACCTTTATCCACTGGCGATTCCCTTGCCAAAGGCATACCTGGAAGACGGCCGCGTGTTGCGTGGGGCAGCTCTACCGCAACCGCTGCTACATCGTGGATGTGTTCGAGGGCCACTATAAGCCGAGCGTCCTGGCCAAGCTGGTACTGAGCACCGCGCGGAAGTATGGCCAGCACCGCGTCACCATCGAGGACAGCCCCGGCGCGCGGCTGATGACTTCGCCCATCCAAAACTACGCGCTCACGACAGGTTGGGAGATAGGACTCGAATGGATCGGACGGGAAGACGGCGAGGAGGATACCGGGGAACGCGACCTTCGCATCCGCAGCATCGAAGATATTCTCTCCTCCAAACGACTCCTCATCTTCTCCGGCCTCAAACATCTGAAGGCCCTGATGCTGGAGTTTACCCAGTACGGGATGATCCCCGACAACGCCATCCCCGATGTAATCTCCCGCGTGGCCGACCATCTACCCCAGAGCATCGCAGCCGAAGGCCTCGAAGACGAAGACCTTGCTTACAAAGCAGTGGCGGAGCGTGACTGGTACAACATGATCTATCAGCGCGGAGCCTATGCGCCACCGGAGCCGGAGCCGGAGGAGATGCCGGAACAGCCCGATCCCACGAGCGAGGCGTTGAACGAGTTTGGCCTCGAAAACATCCTGGGCGGATTGAACGGATGAGGGACTTTCCATGCAGAACGATGAAGAGTACGGCATCCCCGGATTCATCAAGGTAATCCTCATCATCTCCGTCCTTGGCCTACTGTGGTTCCTGATGTGGATCATGGGAGTTACGTGAAAATTTCAGGGAGCGGTTGAATTTTAACCACCAATGTCATCTAGCAAAATTGCTAGCGAAAGCAAGGCAAAAGGTTTCAAATTCAGACACGCAGGGGTAATATGCAGTAACTTTCAAACGGCGGAACGCAAACGCCTAGAGCTTCATGCGGAAGTGGTTGACGGCTAACGACAACCCGAACCCGAAATTTTCTCCCAGTTTCGAGGTTTGATGGTATGGCGACGGCAACCCTAGTCTCGCATGGCAACTGGAGCGCACCCGTCCTCCCGCGCGACGTAGAGACCTCCCCAGCTACCCACGCCAACCCTAAATACACAGACGAAGCGGTTTTATCCATTGTGGTACAGGACTACCTCCGCGCCTCCGCGTGGCTCGAAGACCGCCGCTGGCCGCTGCAATGGACGGAATCGGATGTGCTCTACCAATCGCCCCGATCCCTGGCCGTCTTCGAGGGTTCGACAGTCACCCGCGCCAACGTCTCAAGATTCACAGTTGCCAAGCAGGTAAACTCTCTCGCCCCCGCAATCACGGGGGCAATTTTTTTTAACGATGCAACCCCCTTCGAGATACGGCCCCGGCCCAACACCCACGCCGACACCGCGCGCGCGTGGAGCGAACTTATCGCGGAACTGCTGGATCAGATCGACTTCAAAGCGGAGTTGAGCTACGGCATCCAGGGCATGACCAATCAGGGAACTGTAATCTTCAAAGGCGGATGGGAGACGGTGACGGAGGTGGAAACGCACTACGTCCGCAAACATTCCCCGCCCCAGGTCGCAATGCCGTTTGGGAGACCCGTCACCGTTCATACTGAGGCCAGCGACGAATTTGAAGCTATCGACGTTGAAGTAACCCGCAACCGTCCCACCTTTGAAAAATGCGAACTGGGAACGGTCTTCGTTGACCCGAAGTGGAAGTCTCCGAATCAGCTCTGGAAAGCAAAGTGGATCGTCCATGAGCTGTATCTCGACTATGACGACCTCACCAAACTCCGCGACAATCCCGACTACGACATACCCCCAGACGATGTTCTGAGAGCCATCTTCCTCGAAGACACCGAGACGGCTGAAGGTATCAACGCCACAGAGCAGGCGATGATTGCGAATACCAGCATCCACCACGCCGAGCGGCCGGACTTCCAGTGGTCAGAAGATCCACTGAAAAAGCCGATGCAATGTCTGGAGTGGTGGGATAGAACGCAGGTTCGTGTCGTCCTGCAAAAGAAAGTCGTCATCCGCAACGGCGCGCATAAGCTGGGAGAGAAGCCGTTCTGGAGCGCGAACTACTGGGACATCGACAACGCGGGATTTGGACTTGGAGTCGGCCGCATCAGTGGAAGCGACCAAAGGCTCGAACAGGGGCTCTTAAATTCAATCGCTGATATTTTGGCTTTTGCCTGCCAGCCGGAGTACGCCATCGCGCGAGGCGCGAACGTCCCAACCCAAGACCAGCGCCGGCGCCTGGGAGGAATCAGGATGGTGGACGGCAACGACGCCACCAAAGCCATCTCGCTGGTGGGCCAGCCGCAGGTTCCCCCGGATGCGTGGCGAACCATTCAGGCCGCAGTAGCGTCGAGCGAAGGAGCCAGTGGCGCGGATCAGGCGAGCGTCCAGGGCTCCATCCCCGGCCGAGGCTCAAGCATTGTCCGTTCCGGTACTGGAGCCGGAATTGTGGGCAATGCTTCGAGCCAACGCCTCCAGATGCCCGTCGAGCGCGTGATCGACGGAGTATTTCTGCCCTTCCTCGACTTCGTCTACCGCATGGTGAAGGAGCGGATGCCGATGAGCGAAATCCGCGACGTGCTGGCCGAGCGCGCCGCCGATATAGAGCCAGACCTGCAAGACTTCATGGACGCGAAGGTGAAGTTCGACACGCTGGCCGGCACACGACTCGCCGCCAAGAACAAGATGGCCCAGGCGCTTCCCTTCCTGCTCGAAGTGTTCGGCAACCAGGCCCTCATCCAGCAACTCTCGCAGACCGGGTGGAAGGTTAACGCGATGGAACTGGTGAACATGGTTCTGGAGATGAGCGAATGGAAGAACAAGCGAGACCTGGTGGTGATGATGACCCCGCAGGAGCAACAATCAATGCAGCAGCAGAACCCCGCCGCCGCCAAAGCACAGTCCGATGCCGCTCTCCTTAATCAGAAGCAGCAGGGAGATATGCAGCTTGAAGATAAGAAGATTGCCGGCCGCATCGCAGCCCAGACCATCAAGGACAAACACCAGGCCACCATCGAATCGCCGCTGGATCGAGCTTCGAGCTTTGCCGAGCGCACCGCCGACGAGCGATCCATGCAAGCCAGCCAGTTCTACGCGCCAACAGGAGGGGGATGATGACTATTTCCGAATGGACGGCGAAGGAGTTGGAAGAGATTGCGGCACAGATGCGAGCTGGCACTTACTCCGAAACAACCGCGATGGTATTACTCACGCGCGATAAGGCCACCGGGATTATGACGATTAATGCGTGGGGAAAAGACGTGGACGCCGCCCCCAAACTAATCAGAGAAGCTTATCAAGCCAAATGTGAAGGTGCTGTCGAGGTGACGCAATGAACGAGCCGGAGATTAGAACCGAGCGAACGTTTGGCGTAACGGCCTCGCTGCGACCCCTCCAGAGGATGCACCTGCTGGCCTTCCAGAACTCCGAGGTATACCCGGACGTGCTGGATGTGATCGAGATGGTGTGTATCGAGACCGAGACCGTATTGCTCAACACCGACGCCGCCAACGAATCCGAGGTTCTGGCCAATCACAAGATGGCGAAAGCCGCGTGGCAAATGTTTATTCACATGCAGGAAAAGATCGACTCTGAAGCCAAACTCTATCTCCAGTCCATAGCTAAACAACCACCCGTACCACCCCTCACGCACGACGAGCAGATCATCGAGAACATACTCGATGTGACCAGACCGCTCTCCGGCGAGGAGTTTCTGGGTGCATAGGAGTAACCCATGTTCAAAGAATGGCAAAACGACAAGCAGCCCGACGAAAACGGCGATTACGTTCTCGTTATCAAGAACGCCCAGGGCGCGCGCGTGTCCACTTTCAAAGGCAAGACGATGGATGAAGTGGCGGATAAGCTGGCCGATTCGCAAGTCAATGCGAACCGCGAGATAAGCCGGCTCCGCAAACCCGACTCCGCCAAGGCCCCGCTCACCGTCAGAACACAGGAAATAACGCCGGCAGACCGCTTGCGCTACGCGGAGGATATGCGCGACCCGGAGCGCGTGGTTGAGACCGTCGAAGAGATTGTGACCCGCAGGACGGGCCTCTCCCCCAACAAGATTGGAGCCGAGTTTGCGCGCATGAGTAAGGCCGAGCAGGACGCCTACTATGACCGCGAGGCCAGAGCCTTCATCGAAGCGACTCCAGAGTATTACCCCGTACCCCAGAACCGAGACCAAATCTTCGAGGAACTGAAGGCCAACGGGTGGGACTTGACACGAAACAACCTTGCGCTGGCGTTTGAAACCCTTCAGGATCGGGACACTCTGATCCCCTGGCCAGACGACTCGCAGGAACAGATACCGCAGGAACCAATCCCTGCACAGCACCGCAGAACACAACCCGTTTATATCAACGGTAGTGAATCCGCGAGTGGACAGACAACAGCTCCCGCAGCTCCCTCTCCGCGACCTCGCAGCGTATCAACCGGACTCAGGCAATCGGACGCCAGCGCATCGGCCCCGGCCCCGGCCCGGAAAAAGCAGTACACACGCGCTGACATTGAGAAGATGAGCCGAGCTGAGTTTAACGAAAAACTTCGTGCAGACCCAGACTTCCGCAGGCAGGTCGATGCAATGGGCGCGTGACTTCGAGGGGGAAGCCATGCGAAACGATAGTCGCGCCGCTACGTGCGGCAGGAAGTTTTTCGAGTATGTCATTGTCCCGCTTATCGAGCTGGTTTGCGCGTTGGGCGCAAGCTCATGGGCGTATCTGGGCGGAGTGGGCAGAACACACGCCTTTGTGCTGGGTGCTGGAGTATCCCCGGCGTCGAACCTTACAAGCAATCTCCCGCAAAGCGTTGTCACCCAGTTCGACAAAGTATTTGTCGAAAATCTCAAGGGAAATACGCCGTGGGTTAGATGCACGTCACGCCGGCAGCTAGACGAGAACAGCGGTAACAAGCTCGTCCTGTTCATGTACCAGAATCTTCCCGCCCCGCCCATCACCCAGGCCCCGGAAGGCACGATCCAGACTGGCCTTACGGTTACGGTGTCGCAGAACACCAGCACCATCGGGAACTACGCCGACTATATGAACATCTCGACCTACGCGCTCCAGACCGCGATTGACCCCGCGCTCGAAGCCCTTGGGGAGCAGATGGCCTATCGTCTGGCGCAGCTCATCAACATCATCATCCAGAACACAGCGGACGGAGCCAACGCCGTCGACGCGCTGGTAGGCCATCTCTCGAAGGTTGGTGCAGCCACGGTAAAGACAACGGATATTACTACCGCCGTCCAGAGTTTGCAGGGAGTCAATGCCCTGCCCTTCGAGGATGGGCGCTACTTCGGCATCATCCATCCCTTCACGGTGGGCGATGTGCTGGTAGACACGGCCAACAACTCACTGGTGGATGTGGTAAAGCGGACGGCTGAAGGCAACGAGCGGCTGAAGGAGCTTCCGGCCCCGGATGGCGATGCCGTAACGGTAATTGACTGGGCGGGAGCAACATTCTTCCAATCCACATTCGTCAAGCAAACGGCTAACTATAGCGGAACCACACAGACCGGACTCCGAACCTACCTCATGGGCAAGGACGGAGTAATCGGCATCAGCTTCGGAGCCAAGGAAAATACCCAGATAGGTGATGGAAATTATCGCAATCTGAGTATCTGGGTTCGCCGCTTGACCGAGCCGAGCGGCTATGACCCCAGCAGAATGATCGGTAAACAAAACTGCCGCTTTATCCAGTAATGGATATCGAAAAACTCCGTGAATTCAGGGAAACTCTCATGCAGACAATCCTGAGCCAAGCCGAGCAATCGGAAGGTGCAACGACTATCCCGAAAGGGAGTAGGTCCCAAGTGGGACCGAAGCGCGGAGCATCCCATGTGGATGAAAAGATAGTCTGGCCTTGCTGGCGACAGCAAGAGGGTAAATGGAAACGATTTACCCGCAACATTGATCGGGTTTTGCTTCATATAATTGCATGTATACCGCAACTTTGCCCCCGGACACCACGATGCGGATGCGTTACATCGACGCTGTTTCGACGGTCTCTTGATCGAACATCGCCGCAGCCATTGAGCGGATTCCGTCAGCCGTGGGATTGTGCTGACGAATCCGCTCAATCAACCCCAAAAACTCATCGAGGGTTAAGGCACTTTTTATCTTGTTACATTCCCAGCAGCACGGAACAACATTGCCGTGGATATAGCCTTTCGTTGCGTCCACCCGATCAATGCCGGAATAGCGAATTTCCATCTCAGGCCCGTAGCCATGCTTGCCATCATCAGCCTTGTACTTCCGTCGAAAAAGGTTCGATGGCTCTTTTCCGCAATAAGCACAAGGCATTTGCGACACAAATTTTACTTGGGGGAGCGTGAGATGCATCTTCCTGTCCATCACTCTTCCGCGCTGTTTGTAGATGTTGAACAGGCATTTCCAGACCGTATCTACGCTTCGCTTGGGTATCGGCCTGCACTTAAGGCAGGAAGAACTTATTTCATTGCGGAGAGCGCGATAGGTCACAACACTTTCAGTCGCGCACTGACAGCGAACCAGACAGGCGCGGTCAGTGTATTTTGGGGAACCTCTATACCAATCATTTTCAAGCACAACCCATTTGCCAAATTGCTCCCCTACGGGGATTGGTGGATGTATCGAAAGGGCCAGCAAAGAGTTGTTAGTATCAGGACGGCGGTACACGCCTACCTGTCCAGACAGGTTTTTCATTTAGCCCTCCACGGCTAATTGGAATGTGTACCGCCTATTTTATTGCAAAGGAGGGTGTATGCCAAACATGAAAGAGATGGAAGACGAGCTCAAGATGCTTCAGCTCGAAGAGGCCCGTGAGGCTGCGAACGGCCGCAAGCAGGGACGCATGAGCCGGGAGAACAAAATCAAGGCCATCGAGTATTCGCTCAAGCGGGACAGAGAGCAGAAGGAATACATCCAGGCCGGATGTGTTCACCGCAAGGGAGGCAAGGGGAAGGACGGCATCTACAACGGCAATGATTCAAACTATGCCGTCGTTACGCATACGCTCAGTCACGGCCCCACGCTGGTTATCTGTCAGCGATGCGGGAAGGACTGGAGACAGCCGGAGAGGTTGCCCAAGAACGCCAGCAAAGAGGAGCGCGCTCAATACTCCGCAGACCTCGCAGAGTACCGCCGCGCCCTGGCACTCCCCACCGACAACGAGCCGAGCGGAACCGTGATCTTCACCATCACCACAGACGAGGCCGCGTGAACCCATGCCGAAGGCCCCGCCCAAGCCGCTCAAGAAGAAACCGCCGAAAGACGGTGAGGTACATGAGCGGATGCGGCAGGCCTCCAAACCCAACAAACGATCCAAGAAGCCAACCGACCAACGCATGAGAGAGGCATCGAGGCCTCAAAGGAGAAGAAAAATGACCGACCAAGCCCAGCAGGGAAACAACCAGTCAGCGAGCGCGCAGGGCGCTCCCAGACCAACCGGAAACAAGGCCCCAGGTACGGAGCAGCGCGGAGCCGGCAGCGGAGCCGACGCCAACGCCACGCGAACCCGCAGCCTCGTGGACTGGCCACCGCCGCCCAAGACTCATGCGGAGCACGTCGAGGAGTTGTTGGAGCAGGCCCAGATTAACGAGGACTACAACAACGCCGTCAACGAGGCCCAGACCGCCGTAGCCGCAGGCGCGCGAGAAGTGATAGGAGATTCCGTCTACCCGCTCGACGCCAAAGGCGAGGAGGAGAGCCGCGCCCAAGTGCTGGAGGACTTCAAAAACGAGAACGATCCGGCAGAGAAGAAGAAAAGGCTGAAGGGGGAGATGGACGCGCGCGCCAAGCGGGACAAGGCGCAGGCAGACGCGATGTACGCGAAATAAACCGAGGGGGGAGCCGTGGGCAATTCCACTATCAAGTTACAGGACGTGATGGATTCCATCGCCGCAATAGGCGACCTGCAAACTGTGTTCAACAACACAGGCGGATGGGCAGATCAGCCTGCCATCACAATCGGAAACGATGTGATGCAGGAACTTTTAAGCATCCGCTATCCGTGGAAGTGGAACAGCTTTAAGATCCCGCCCTTCCCCCTCACTTCGCTCCAGCAGGACTACGCCGGCAATCTCCAGAATATCGGCTGGCTGGAGAACGGTCTCCGCGTCGATATAAACAACTCGCAGTACCCACCCCCGACGTGGCCCATCTACGCCGTTCGCCATCTGGCGATGGAAAACCAGCAGGGCGGATTCCCGTATCAGGTGAGTTGGCACTTCAACCGCGACCTCGAACAAGGCGCGTGGCCCGGAGCCGGCAAGACCTATATCCAGCCCGTAGGCGCGACGACGACCCCGGAGAACCCGCCCACCAATATCCTCGACGCCCAGGGCAACATCCTCTCGCTGGTTAACTACGGAGTGACCGGAGCCATCCAACCCCTGGCTCCGGCGTGGCCCGGCCCCGGCCCCCAGCCCCCGACGTGGCCCATCGGCCAAATTATCACGGATGGAACCTGCACCTGGACGGTGATGAACCCGGACGCGCAGGGTTTCCGCTTCAGGCCTATGCCGCCCAGCGGAGGCAACGTGTGGCTGGCGCGGCTATGGGCGCAGAAGAAAGCCCCACTCTTCACCACCCTCAAGCAGCTCATCGACCCCGTACCCGACGACGAAAGCAAATGGTTCCGCGACGGATGTATCGCCTACGCCCACCAGTACAGCGCCAACCCCGCCGTCAAAAACCGATTCGAGCAGAAGAAGCAAGGCTGGTTCCAGGCGATGGAGATGGAGACCAAGCAGAACGACAGAGAGGACGAAGCCAAGGGCTTCTTCCCCGACAGAAGCGTGATGGCGCCGAGCTACACCAGCGATCCCGGCCCATGGCCCTATAGATGGAGGGCCTGGGGATGACACATTTTGCTACAATAAAAAAAGAAAGAGGCCAGCGGGTAGAGCCGCCGACCTCGTTTATGTTACCGCCGCCTGCGAAGCATGTACTTCGTGAGCAGCACAGCCAGAGCGATAAGAACCTCCTTATCTATCTGGCAAAAGAGAGCAACCGACACTCTCATAGCGTTATTCTCCAACGCCCCTCGATGCTTGAACATCGGGGGGTGATTGCGTTAAGCGCAATCTGCGCTCATGCGAGCCATAATGCGCTCCGATCCGCACAATCACAACTACCGACTGGAAACCGAATAACAGGCTCCATTCTATCGCGGAGGAGCCAATGAGCGCGACCCGCAACATCATGGCCAGCGCACTCTTCTCGCGGCCCTTCATCGGCTACCAGCCCGTGAACATCAGCAACCAGGAGCCAGCCCTCACCGCCGCGAACATCGTCAAGCAAACCATGCTGGGGCCACCGTTCAAATGGCCGTGGAACCGCGCCGGATTCTCCGTCTCCCTTGACCCCAACGCGACTACATGGGATCAGGATTACCCGCTCTCTTTGCCGGACTTCCACTTCTGCGAAAAAGTATGGCTCACCGACCCGAACGGAAAAGTTACAGAAATATCCAACATCGTCTCCGCCCTCTCGACAGAGAGCGTCATCAAGCGGCCTTCGAGCGCGGCCCTGTACCTACAGGACAACATCGGCAACGTCACCCTGCGGCTCAATACCCTGCCCGACGAGGCCTATACGATTGACGGCCTGTATCAACGCGCTCCGGTCTGGATGACTTCACTGGCCGCAGGCTGGGCACCGATCCCCGACCATCTGGCCTTCATCTACGACTGGGGGTTTCTGGGCTTCGTCTCGCTACTCGTCAAAGATGCGCGCGCGCCGATCTTCCTGGGCAAGTTCGCCAGCCATCTCCTCAGCTCACAGGATGGCCTCACCGCGCAGCAGCGCAACATCTTCCTGGGCAACTTCCTCGACCTGATGAACCAGCAAGGCCGCGAACAGCTCGCCACCCAGCAGGGCGCACAGGGGAGAGCCAATGCCTAACGCGCTACAGGAAGCGGGAGCACTCAGCGAACCTACCAACTTCGCTCCGCTGCACACGAACCGGATCTTCACCGGATTGTGGACGAACCGTTCTCTGTTGCGTGACGCCGCCACCAACGACTACCAGGAGCACTTCGGCATGGGACGGCAGGACTCCATCCTGGGAGGCCAGAACAGCGAGATAAGCCCCAAGCTCACCCTCCTCCGCCGCGCGGGAACGAGCGTCTACAACAAGAACAGTATTCCCCCAGTAAAACGCTTCTATAGCTGGAATACCTTCACCCTCACCGACGAAGCAACCAAGGTTTTAGCCGATACCGCATCCGCCGTCTATGACGTAACAGGCGCAAATGATGGAACCGGGAACGGCGCAAATACGGCAGTGTGGAGCAAGGCTGCGGGTGCTGGGCCTACCTACTTCCTGGGCGTGGGAAATACCCTTCTTTTCACGAATGGAAAAGAGAATAAGCAGTGGACTATTCCGCTGGGAAGGTGGACTGCGAATACAACCTATCACGCGGGCGACCGGATACTTGATCCGAATGGGAATCAGTGGCTATGCGCGGGGTTTTACCCAAACAAAATTACACAGGCACAGGTGCAATCCACGCAGGGCGGAAATGTGGCGACTATCACCGCCACCAGCAACGTTACCGGGACGATGGTTCCGGGCGCACTCTACGGCACCAGCGTAACGGCCATGAACAGAGTTGTATTCCAGCCGTCGCAATTAAACGGCGCAATCGTCACATGGAGCAATCTGCCTTCCAACGTTCCAACTTTCGCGGCAGCTAATATCGGCGGTTACTACGTATCTGTGGCAAGTGCCGGAGGAACCAGCGGAGCCACCGCGCCAACCTGGTCTGGCACTTACGTAACCGACAACATTGTGCTGTGGGTGAATCAAGGGCCGACCATTGCGGACTGGGGTATTCAGGCGCCCATCACCCAGCCGAATGTTTCGCAGACGACTAAACCCAACCCCTATCCCTCATGGACGGCGAGCACAGCCTATTGCGTGAACACCGCGGGCGGGGGATTTCTTGCAATTATCGACGACAACAGCAACGTACAGGTTCTAAAGGTGACTGCGGGACTGGTGAATATTGGCGCGACAGGCAACAGTAAACCGACCCCCTGGGGGACGACCAGTGGAGCCGCGACGACGGATGGAACTCTGACGTGGAACTGTGCAGGAAGCGGAGCGTGGGTTGCGAACGGCTCAGTAAGCGCCTACCAGGTGATAGTCGTGACTGTCGGTTCGCAACAGATGTTTTTTCAGAATCAGACCTCTGGCGGGGTTTATACCAGCGGCCCAACCCCCCCCATCTGGCCGGCTGCTATCGGGGCAACGATAGGGGATGGCCCGAACGTCGTCTGGATGAATGTTGGCCTCACCCTTCAGTGGAGCACCCTTGGTGCTAAATGCCCGGTACTCTTCAACCCCACCATTCTCGACCCGAACGGCTACCTCCAGAACGTTTTGCAACCCGGCAAGTCAAGCGCAGCCGGATCGGAGCCGAGCTTCAAAACTTCGCTGGGTGCAGTGACCACCGACGCAACCGTCTCATGGTCTAATGCCGGAGCCTTCGCCGTAGCCGGAACTGCGCCAGTCACGTATGGCTATGAATACATGAACTCGGTCACCGTAGACCTCTCGAATATGTCTCCGCCAAGCATAGCAATCACCGCCAATGTGGGGGACAACATAATCGTGCAGGGGCCGGGTTCGGCGGATACACAGGTAGATACAATCGTTATCTTCCGCACCGTTCAGGGAGGCTCGACTTATGGCGAAATAGGCCAGGTGCCCAATCCCGGCGCCGGCCAAACCTGGAGTTTCACCGATACCACCACCGACGCCGCTGTAAACATCGAGTGGCAGGCGCAGAGAGGTGGAGAGGGAACACCGTTACCGATAGGCGCAACCTGTCTCGGATACCACGTTGGCAGGATATTTGCGGCCGTGGGGAACGTGGTCTGGGTAAGCTCCGGCCCGGATGCAACGGTAGGCGGATCGAGCGGGAACGCCGGCTTCGATATTCAGCTCGTAGCGCAATCAAAGATCACCCGCTTCTGGGCCTGTTCGCTGGGGATGGTGGTCTTCACCGTCAGGGATGCCTACATCATCCTGGGCAGCGGAACCGATACCGACCCGCTCTACATGGTGGTCTTTATCGAGAACCTTCCGCTCCGAAGCTATGACTGTTTCACCGTCAATAAGACCACCCCCTACCTGCTGATGGCCAACAACCAGCTTGTAGCCCTCGACCCCAGCGCGGGAATTGTCGAATCCGGCTTCCCCATCGCGGATATGCTGATGAATGAGTACGACTCCTCCGCCAGCTACGTTACCTTCCACTCGCAATCCAGCCTCGACTCCGCCCTGTATGTGGCCAACGGAGCGGTGGTGCCGCCCGGATCGACCACCAGCAGCGCGACAGGGCAGTGGTATCGGATGGCCCAGAACAACGCCCCCGAATCAGGCAGCGCATGGAGCACCAAGGCCATCCTCGCCGGCGGAACAATGGGATGCGTTCAGAGCGTCGAAGTAACCCCCGGAGTCTACCGCCTGCTTATCTCCGGCACGACCACCGGCCCAATATGGCAGAGAGATTCAACGAAGAACACGGATAACGGCAACGCCTTCCCTGTCCAGACCTTCTTCGGAAACATTGTCCTGGCCCTGCCGGGACAGCTCGCAGCACTGTCTTTCATCACCCTGGAGTCCGTCAAGACCGGAACTCGCGCCGGACTCGCGCTGCTTCTGGGGGAGGTTTCGGGAACATTCGAGACGCTAAATCGCACTCGCCAAGACCCCCCGATTCTCCCCCCAAGCAACACTCTTTATTCCGACCGCTATCACTTCGCCCAGAACCAGAATGAGGCATGGTGCAGACACTTTCAGATGGAGGTTTCATGGCCGGCAGAAGACGCTGCAAATGAGCTTTTAACCTTCACTATTTTTGGCCAGACGTGGCAGGAAATGAGGAGCCAATAATGCCCTCGATCCGACGATCCGCGAGGCCCGATACAACAGGCTGGCAGCAGGTACAGAACCCCACTTCAGGGAGCCGGAAACCCACTCCGCCAGCCGCCCAGAACGCACAGGAAAGAAGTCCTTTTATGACTGCTTCGATGCCCCTGATGGCTACCACCGGAGACGCTTTTGTGCGGCAGTTTTATACCAACAACGGACTCCCCCAGCAGCGCATTTTACCCGCCAAGGGAATTAAATTATGAGCTATTCATTCACCCTTGAACATGCCAAAGGATGCGCTCTCAGTGGTGGTCTGTTTGCGCCGTCTTGGATGTGGATGCGGAACGTTCTTATTGCTAATAGGAGCAGCAACTTTCAGCCGTTCCCGATATCGCCTGGATCGTTCTGCGCCTGTGTGATCTTTTTCTCGATAGCGGATGTAATTGAGAACAATAAAACCACCGTCAATCCGCACCAGCCTTCGCCCACCGAACTGCTGAGACCGACTTTCAATGTCCGGTTCGCCAAGAGTCTTCAGCGCGGTAAAGCCCCTATCTTTAGGCAACATCGCACGATGAATCAATCCTGGCCCTGCGGCCGGAACGAATCCGTACCAGCCCGGAGGAACGATGAATCCCGTCTCGTCAAGCGATGCTATCTCCAACTGAGGAGCCGCCTCCAGAAGTTCGTAGGGTTGCGCCATCAAGAGAGCAGTGAGAAAGAGCAAAGTAGTATCCGAATCAATCCAGAGCGAAGAAGAGAGTATTTCAGTGTCAAGTTTGATAAATGGCATGAGCTACCTTTCACGCGCCACTTTATCACGTCACGGCGTGACGAAACATTACAAGCGTTACGTCACGCCGTGACGACACGTGACATCACGCATGCATATGCAGATGAATACTTAATACCCCCCTACCCCCCTTTTGGGAAAAGGGGGGCGCGTGTCCCTGTGAAAATTGGAGGGATACTATGAGCCAATCCTTCCACTTCGACGGCTACATGGTTCGTCCGGTCATGGAGTCCGACCGCTCTTATCTGAGTATTTTGATTCGAGCGGACAAGTACCACTGTGACCGGATGGATGCGGATTACTTTATGAAGCCGCTTCCGGGGGAGACCTCATGGGCGCTGGAAGGCCCACAGGGGAGGGTTCTCTTCTACTTCAAAACCACCCCGGTTGTGAGAATGTCCATCCAGTTCACCGGCAACGAGACCCCCCAGGAGAGAGAAAGCAACCGGGATGCGCTCATAAAAGGACTGGCATGGATCGAGGCCATGTTCGCCGCCGCTCGCTTCAGGGAGTTTCTATTCGATACAGAAGGCCCGGAACTGACCATTTTTGCCCGGAAACGGCTAGGGTTCACCAACGCGCCGGGATTGATGGTTCGTATGATTCCCACGTTCGACACCGCTAACATTCAGCCAGAAGACTTGGGGACGGTTCCCACGAGCACGTCAGGAAGCGAGGGGTAGGCCTATGTGCGGCTCCAACCAGCAGCAACAGAATATTACCGACGAGCAGGCCAACTTCTATAAAACGATGACTGACCAGTACAACACCATCTTCGGTCAGGATCAGGCCATCACCGGAGCTTTGACCTCCGCTTTCACTCCGATCCTTCAGGCCGGCCCATCCCAGACTGGCTTCTCCCCCGGCCAGGAGAACGCCATGCGTACCCAGAACACGGAGACCGTGGCCACCGACTACGCCCAGGCCCAGCGCGCCACCGCCCAGGTACTCGCCGCCAAGGGCGGAGGCAATACCTTCCTGCCCTCCTCCACCACCGCGAACATCCTGGCTGGCAACGCCAACGCCGCCGCCGCCCAACGAGCGCAGGGTGAGAATCAGATCACCCAGCAAAACTACGCGCAGGGATACCAGAACTGGCAGACCGCCGCGAGTGTGCTGGGATCTACGGCGGGATTATTAAATCCCACCAGCTTCGCCGGAGCCACCACCGGAGCGGGAGGAGCCGCCGATACCTCCGCCAATGCGTTAGCCGCTTCATCCTTCGCGCCGTGGGGAGCTGCGCTGGGAGCACTGGGAAGCGTGGGCGGGATGGCCGCAGGGGGATACATGCAGGGCTTAGGCAGTAGACCTAGTGTACCCAAGGCGCCCTAGCGAGGGAGGATTTTATGGCAGACGCAAGCGACACTTTAGCCGGCACGACAGACCAAGCGGCCCAGTCGCCGCCAATGGGGCCGCCGAACGAACTGGAGAGCCTTGCGGCCTCTCAGCCGGAGCCGCCGCCGCCACCGCAAGGGCCGAACGAACTGGACAGACTCGCAGCCCAGCAAACCCCGACCATTCCCAGCGAGACCGCGCCCAATAATCCCGACACCGAGAGACAGGGCCATGAGGCATGGTGGAGAGCAGGACTGGATAAGGTTGCGACCATGCTGGGAGGGGGAAAGACCTGGCATATTCAAACGGACGAACATGGAAATGTAACGGGTGTGGATCAGGAACCTTCAACCACGGGGGAGAAGTGGGGCAGAATCGCCGCCGCCGCGCTGGGCGGAGCCGCCCAGGGACTCGCCAATTCGCAAGGCCCAGGAGGAGCCGGCAAAGCCGCCGCCGCAGGGATTCAGTACGGCATGAATATCCCCAAGCAGATGCAGGACAACGCCAACGCCCAGGCCACCGCCGCACAGAAGATTCAACTAGCCAAAGCAAACATGGTGAAGCTACAGCAGGATCATGTAATCGCCAGCCAGCAAATTCAGGACAACGATATAAAAATCACGAAGGAATTAAATGATTCCTACAACGCAGTAAATGACAGGCTGGGAGAGGGTGGAGATAACCGTAAAATCGGGGATTTTCAGGGCGTCAATGACCTGCCATCCTTCGCCAAAGAGCACCCGGATGCCGTGGTTTTGCATGGGAACGGAGAGATACAACTACTGCCTATCTACAACAAGGACAGAAGCCGCTGGGGATCGTCTGTTTATCACGTGACCCCGGACGCGGATAATCAGCCGGTAGGCAAGAACATCCCCCCTATCCCTATCGCCTACATCGACCCCGAAGATGGAAAGATGAAGACTCGGCACGAGCAGCCACTTCCGAGCACGAAAATGAAAGATTATCGCGCTGCATTTACCGCCCAGGAGAACAAGAACAGCCAGCTTTATATCAACAATAAAAAGGCTGACAAGACCCCCCCGAAGACCACCGACACTGAGCAACTAGAGACGCAATATCTCACAGACAACAAACTCCCCGATACCTTTGCCAACCGCGTCAGGGCCAAAAGCATCATCTCCGCTGCTACACGCAAACCGGAAGAGGGTGAAGCTTCAGTTCCAGGCGCCGGAGGGCCACCTGCCCCAATTACAGACCCGGAATTTCCGCCAGCCCGGAACTTCCCGACAGGAACACCGGGGATCGTCCCTAAGCAAATTGGGAAAGTCCCCGCCGCCGTCACCACGAAAGCATCCCTGGCGCGCAATATCAACGAGAACACAAACGAAGTCATATCCCTCATTCAGCAGAACCCGAAGATATTCGGTGCAGGAGGCGGCAGGTGGAGCACCGTGGAGCAGATGATAGGCGACCCAAACCCAGCTATTCAGCGCGTAGGCACACGCATACACAACATTGCAATGGCAACCGTAGGAATCCACGGCTCACGATCAGTCGGGAACAGAGAAGCGGTAGAGGCTAATATCCTCAACAAATTTAAGAATGGCCCGGATGCCGTCATGGGTTCATTGCGCGACAACATGGATTCAGCCAAGACATTCATCCAGGACGAAAAAAACTTTCAAAATTATGGTTCCAGCACCGGCCCGGATCGAAGTCTGGCGCGCGGCCAGCAGCCGAACAACCCAAACCCAAATCAAAATCCAAATCCTAACCAGCCCACAAAGATAGTTCCGCCCGGAGCGCAGCCGGGATATAGAAATGGGCAACTTGTGGGGTATCAGGACAAGCAAGGATGGCATGACTTCTAATGGCGACCACTGGAATAAACCCGACCCCGAACTCAGTTCCCGATGGCGTGACGCTGGGTGCATCCGTACCGCAAGGCGTAACGCTGGGCACTCCGACCTCGAACCAGCCGCCACCGGATGTAACCCTTGGCGATGCGGTACAGACGCATCACTGGTACGACGAAGCCGCCAGCCAACTCAAGGAACTCAACACCGGATTCACAACAGCTCTCTCACAAACCGGACAGACCGCAGAAAGGGCTTTGGCGATGATCCCCGGAGTTAAACCGCTCATCGCGGGAAGCATGGCTCAGGACGCCGCGCGCGCTGCTATTCCAATGAACACACCCGGACGCATGGCAGGAAACGCCATCGAGAACATTATCGAATTCGCAGCCGGAGACGAAGCCTTGAAAGGCGCATCATTTGTAACCAAGATGGATGCTTTGCAACCATTGAGACAAGCACTCCAGAAGTCACCCGCCGCCGCAAAAATAGTAGGGAACATGGTTCTGGGAGCGACACGCCAAGCCGCCCTCGCAGGAGGACAGGCAGCAGTTCACGGCCAGACGCCAGAACAAATAAGAACAGCCGCCTTAATAGGCGGAGGCGTCGGAGCTATAGCAGAGCCAGTCACACAGGGAGTACAGGCAGTCGTCAATAGGATCAAGCCAATAGCTACGAATGTTCTAGGAGAACCAGTCACAGCCCTTGCATCACAACAACCCGGAGCCTCTTCACTCGCGGAGAATGTGGCCAGCATTAGAAGTGAACCTGCAACTGCGGGAGCGCAACAGCAAGCCTCACAACGAGCCTTAGTCACAAGAGCGCAGCAAATCACGAAGCGCGAACTGGACAATCTCAACGCCGCACGTCAGGCGCGGTGGCAAGCTGGGAGCGCAGATATGAACCTCGCGCCAGAGGCGCAACCTATAACGGCCCCGCCCGAACGCCAGTTAGGAACCGGGCAACCGCAGTTGCCAAGTGCAACCGCCGGCAATGCCCCACAGATCGAAGCGGGACAGCCGCCCAGCGGCCTCGCGCGCACCGATGAGATGGGACAGTACGAGGGAGACTTCCAACCTCAACAACCAGCGCAGCCCACCACCGCACAGCCGACAGCAGGAGGAGCGCCAGCACCACAGCCCACCAGCCAGCGAGTGCAATACATCGAAGAGAGACCGCCCAACTTCCAGCCCATTGATTCACACGGCGAGGCTCAAACCGTGGGATCGTTCGGGCAGGCAGCGGACAAGATACGCGAACATGCCGGCCCGGTATTCCAGGCTTTTGATGACGCCAGCGGAGGCGAATATACACGGCTTCGCGGCCTACGCGACCAAGCCTATGAATCGGACGATTACAAAGGTGTCAGAGATGCAGAGAAAGGGATAGATGCACTGTTCGACCAACCCCAGGTGAAAGGCACATTAGACCGCCTCGACTATAAGACAGTTAAATCCGCATGGAGAACTTCAAAGGTGCTCGATGCCGTTGATAACGTGATGCGCAGGGCGATCAATATACCCGACCCATCCATAGCCGAAGATGCAGGAGTGTGGAGAGGAATCAGCGGAGGGATGCTGATGAACGGGATGAAACGCCTGGACAGCGCCTACGGCCGCACCGCTCTTGAACAGGTATTAGGGAACGATGGAGTGACAGGTCTAACCCGGATGGCCTCACTTCTGCAAAGCCCACAATATGCCGCGCAGTACGGGCATGTAATCAACAACGCAGCCGACGACATTTTAGCGAAGTCAACCTCAAAGATTCCGCAGACACTTAACTGGGCGCGGAGCCTCTTACTTAATCGCGTAGCCACCGACCCAAAGTTCTCAAAGCTGGTTGAGTATGTGGCTAAAAACCGCATCCCGCAGACAGTAGCGAACTCCGCAATCTCGGCCATGCTCAACCAGCAAGACCGCCCGACAATTCAGAACAAAGAGATAGTGCCTGAAAACGCGCAACGCGGGATTCAGTCTGTAACGCTACCTGCCATCCTAGGAGGAAAGTAATGGCGCAGGACTTAGCCAGAGAAGTAGGCTCCAACCTCAAGCGCGTCGAGATGGGATACGACCAGGAGCTTCCCACGCCCGACATGGAGATCCGCTACGACGACAGGCCCAGCACCCAGGAGACCATCGAGGCCGAGCAGGAGCTCTTCGAGGAAAACTACCGCAGCGCCCACGCCCGACGCTGGCAGGGACAGACGCGATGGATGGGACGCTTCAACGAAGAGGCCCGACTGGTGAACATAATGACCCCCGGCGCCGTGATGCGGAAGCTACAGGCCGCAGGAGTGAACGCTTCGGATACGCCGGCCGTCCGCTGGGTATACGCCGTTGACGACAAGACCGGGATTCTCGTGCCAACGCCCAAGCCCATCTCCGCCGCGCGGCTATGGCTGCATGAAGATGTGGTCTACATGAAGGGAACCAGCGAGACCCACGCCGGCAGGATCGGAGTGAGCGCCTGGGTATGGGACGAATCGGCCGGCAAGCGGATACCGAGATGCCTGACGAGTCTCCAATACGATTGCGGCCCGGAGTGGAGTCTCATGTGGTTTGACGAGATGGACGTGCCGACCCGCGAGAGATACCGGGGATGGCGCACCGCACTCCTCGCACTCATCACCAACGATGTGCTCACCGAGGCGGAGGTGCTGGAGGCCTTCGGCCCCGTCCACGACAGCACCGCATCCGAGTTGTATCTCGAAACCCTCAAGGCCCACCGGGAGCGGAAGAACGGACTCAGTAAGTAAGGAGGAGCCATGCTGCTTATCATCGTCATTCTGCTGACCGCCTATATCGTCGTCCCGCTCATCGACCTCACGCTCAACGAGCGCGTCAGAGTGCCAGTCAAGATCGTCGTCTATCTGCTGGCCTTCTTCTACGTGCTTTACATCCTCATTGTGGGAAGACCTCTGCTATGACCTATGAGAACTATATTAAGGCCCGTCTGGTGGACTTCGTTGCAGCCGAGGCCTACACCAGCGGAGGCGTCGAGACCATGCTGGCCGTGGCCCAGGTACTCGCCAACCGAGTCGCGGCCGGCTGGCAGGGAGGCGACTGGCTGAGAGTCATCCGCACCGCCGACCAGCACCGCGGAACCATCCAGCCGGAGACCCAGGTAGATCCGCGCGACGGCAACTTCAGAGAGCTGCTACGCCGGATTGACGAGGTATATCACGGCATCGCGGACGACTCCGCCGTGAACATGGAGACCGAACACGGCAAGAGCGTGAGCCTCTACTATGCCGAACTTCACAATATCAATCGCGCCTGGTTCACCGAGCACATCACCGACGAGCCGGAGGCCCATCCGCGACTCGCAAGCGTAGGCCAGTTAACTTTCTTCGGGTGAGGTAAGAAGATGGCGACAGTAACCGGAAAACTCGAATCAGTTACGGGAGGCCTCATCGAAGCCGGGAGCGTCGAGATAGCTTTGTGCGGATACGGAAGCTTCCTGCCCAGCGGCCCATCGCTCCTCATCGCGCGCCCAACCAGTCAGGCCCAGGATGTTCCAGTAGATCCGACCAAGGGAACATTCACGGCGACGGTCACAGGCAACGACCAGATAGAGCCAGCGGGAACCTACTACACCGTCACCATCAAGGACGCCAACGGAGATATTGTGCAGTGTGCGGCCTATCTGTTTCTGGGCAGCAACACCTATGACCTCAGCACCGCCCAGCCCTTCGACCCAACCCAGCCGCCGCCCGTCATCCCGCCGCTCATCATCTCGCAGCTTCTAATCGTTCCCTACGCAACTCCGGTCTTCGATGGGGCAGACTATACCGCGTTTGAATACACCCTCCTCGCAGACTCTACAGGAGCCACCTGCACCAATATGAAGACAGGAAACCTCTACACCTTCATCATCATTCAGGACGCAACGGGAGGACGAGCCTTTCAGTGGCCAGTCGGAACCGCGCCATCGGGAACGAAAAATCAGACGCAGCCAGTCTGTCAGCTTCCCAACTCCACCACCGTACAAACCTTCGTCGCCATCGGATCCACCATGCTCATGCCCATCGGCCCAGGAACCTACATCCCATGACCCGGACGATTCAATATCTCGATGCAGGCGGAGCGATGATATTCGATGGCCTCGCGGCCGCAGTATGGCAAATCTCCATGACGGCGGATGTAACCAACCCGCCCCGCGTGACGAACATCATCCCTGGCGCACTCTACACCTTCATCTTTGTGCAGGACGCAGCCCCCAGCACCTTTGCGTGGCCGGCAGCCTGTAAAAATCCCATCGCCGTAGACCTCGCGCCCCTCAGCACCACCACGCAAAACTTCATCGGATATTCAGGCAACGTGTTATATGCGAACCTGCCCGGTACCTGGACATAGGAGATACTCCAATGGCTACATCGACGCTTGTAGGCCCGACCCAGACGCAGCAGATAAACAACGACCTCTATGTAGGGCCAGGATTTCTCCAGACTATTCAGGAAGCCGTGAACTTTGCAGCCGCCGAAGGTGGAAGCTATCGCGTCATCATCCCGGCCGGCTATGCAGGGAGCGACACGATTGGAGCGGTTACAGGTGGAACCAGCAACATCCACATCGAAGACCAACGCGGGGTCAACCCAACGTGTTTTGAGTGGAACGGCACGGCCTATTTCGGCCCGATGGTTGCAGTCAACGGATATTTACAGGATGGAGGAGCCGACCTGTTTCTAAACGGGAGTCAGCTACTCATCGGAGGCCAGCCCCACCCGACGACCCCCGGCGACGGAGGAGCCAACAACGCGGCCCTCACCTTTTCAGCCGGAGACGGACAGACGACCACCGGGACGACTGGACAGACAGCAGGGCCGGGGGCACCGTTTCTGATGCGCGGAGGCAATGGAGGCAACGCTCCTGCGGGAAGCACTAACGGCGCCGGCGGAAACGTGACCATCTACGGAGGCCCAGCGGGAACAGGAGCGGGGGCCAAAGGAACCCCCGGCTATGTTGCCATCAATGCGGCTGGCCCCGGAGTAGGGCAGACCATCATCGGCTACAACACCAACGGCGCTACGGTTATTGACCCGGCGGGGAATCTCAGCGCACCCAATCTCTCCACCCCGTCCCTCACCGCCGCCGACGCCGACGTGACGGGAACCCTCACCGCCAACGCAGCTACCATCTCCAACCTCACCGCCGCCGACGCCGACGTGACGGGAACCCTCACCGCCGACGCAGCGGACTTTACAACCTGCGATGTGGCCGGTTCCCCTGTACGCACGTTCGCCAACACGCCAGCAGGAGGCATCCCCTATCCCGGCGTAGGAATCGGCTTGTCTACCGGAACCGCATGGGGAACATCCATCGACCCCGCCACCCTAGCGCTCAAGGCATCGCTGGCAACCGTAGCGACCAGTGGAAGCTATGCCGATCTGACGAACAAGCCCACCATCCCACCCGCACAGGTTTACCCCGGAGCTGGCATCGGAGTATCCACCGGAACCGCATGGGGAACATCCATCAACCCGTCAACGCTTGCAACCTTTCCCCCCGCTGGATTAGCCAACTCCACCGGAAGCGCGTGGGGTACTCCCATCACGATAACCCCGGTTGCTAACGCGCTGACTAAATGGGTGAGCGCAACGAATCTAGGCTCATCTCAGCTAACCGAGGATGCATCGGGCAACCTCACCACGCTAGGAACTGTTACCTGCAAGGGGGCGACTGTGAATGGCCGCTTCGATACGACGTTCAACACCCAAAGCATGAATGCAACTGCTAACGGGGGCCTGTCCGTTGTATGGAACCTAAATTCGACTCAAGAGGTGGACTTTGTATGTTCCCATCAACCGAGCTATGGGGGATTCAACTGGTATCAGGCACTATTGGGCGGAGCTGTAGTTGCCACTACTCCGGTGATGAAACTAGATGCGTTGGGCAACCTCACCGCCAAGGGAACAACAACGACGACTGGCCTGAGCACCGTGGGGCAAGGCACCAGCCAGCAGTTCGGCTCGGTCACATCATCCCATAGCAGCGCAAGCTCCTACCCCATCCTCTCTCTGGGCGGCTCTATCAAAGACAACGGAGACGGAACCAACACTGTTCTTACTGACGGTGCCTCCAACTTCTTCAGCCTGATTCGGATGGACAACACAGGCATCAATTTCTTCAGCGCGGCTTCGACAGGAGGCACCACCTATAACCTCAGCGAAAGCCAGCTTCAAAGCCATAAGGGGATGGGACTGGACACCAGCGGAACGCTGACACTTAACAATCTGGCGGGTGCAGCCGGAGCAGAGATAGCAAGTTTCTTGCAACCAGCCGCAAGCAGCGGGACAACCTTTATCGGCGTAGGCCAGAATACTGCTGGATGTGCAGCATTTGGGTACAACTTCAACTTCGCCAGCGTGCTCATCGGCGTGAATAACGGCGCAGGTTTCGTGACCATAGATGGCCCAGGGAACCTAAAGGCCAGCGGGACTATCACTGGTTCAGCCAAGAACTTCCAAATCGTTCATCCGCTGGACGACACGAAGCACCTGACTCATGGGTGCATCGAAGGCCCGGAGCTCGCCGTCTTCTATCGCGGGGAAGGCGTGACCGGAGAGGATGGCGCAGCCGTGATCGAGTTGCCCGATTACTTTGAAGCCCTCACCCGGCCCGAAGGCCGCACCGTCCACCTGACCGAGCTTATCGAAGATGACGATGACCGCGAGCTGGGCAAACTGGCCGCGTCACGAGTCAAGGCCGGCCAGTTCCGCGTCCGATCCGAGTACACGGCGACAAAGTTCTATTGGGAGGTTAAGGCGATCCGCGCCGATGTTGCCCCGCTGGTAGTCGTCAGCGAAAGAGAAGATAATCACACCAGAGAACCAAAGTAGGGTCTACAGCATGTGTGTGAGTTGGGGCCGGGGATGAAGACACCCGGCCCCGATTTTATGGGTAAAATTTATGTCTTCCCGCATACTATTTTGGAGTATGATGGATTATATGAAGACAGCAAAGGTTAGTTTCAACTGCCCAACGACAACAGTGGAGATTCTGGACAGGATGGCCGAAGAAGACCATCGTGACCGCTCCTCCCTGCTAAACAAGATCATCGACTTCTATCTTCAGTTCAATGGACACCCCGCCCTCGTAGACCCAGAACTCGAATACACCAAAAGAATCGCCGCCTTAAAGAAGCTGCCGAAAAACTGTAAGCCATGCAAGGGTACGGGGATTTTTACAGAGGCCGGAGTGCGGAGAGCCTGTAACACCTGCGGCGGAACCGGACACGACGAAGATGGGATGACCACCACCACAAAGAAAGCAGGAGCACGATGAAGCAGCCGAGACGGAGAAAGCCGACCATCGAGGAACGCCTTGAGGCCATCGTTGAGACGCTGGAACTAGTGGCAGCAATGCAACTCTCAAACGAGAAGGAAATTGAACAGACCCAAAAAGACTTGAGCCACCTGACAAAACTATCCCGCATTGTGATGACCAGCCACGAGGCGCGGATCAAGAGTCTGGAAGGAAAGAAGAGATAGCAATGGCCCAGTGGAAAGTACAAGTAACCGTCGTAGCAAAATGCACCTACACCCGCACCGTCACAGCCGACAGCGAAGTGGAGGCCTGGGACGCCGCCTGGGAGACTCATCAGGCGTATCTCCCCAGCGACTTCAACGTCAACAGCGGATACATCGACGGTGACGAAGTGGAATTTGAAGACGAACAGCTCACTTGGAACTGTGAAGATTGCGAAGAGGAGTTTCCAGTGGAGACCGCGCATAAGTTTGGTCTCTGCAAGACCTGTTTTGCGAAGCCGGAGTATTCGGATTTATGGGGGAAAGCATGACAAACCAACAACTCTATTTAGCCATCGGTATTCCGTCTATCCTCGTGATTCTGTCCTGGCTATCAAACCGCGCAGACATTAATGCGCTCCGAACCGAGCTAACAAACTTCCGCTTAGAGATGACGAAGGAGTTAGGCACAATCAACGTTCGCCTCGCCATCATCGAAACCAAAATGGGACTCCCCACCCCCATACAGAAAGAGAAGGAGCAAACCGCAGCATGAGCAACCACCAAGCGATTATCCGAGTCCAAGCGGCCAACTTCAAAAACATCCGCGCCATCGACATAACCCCCAACCGCTACCTCACCAAGATCAGCGGAGCCAACGAAGCAGGGAAGACTTCCGCCCTGGACGCCGTCTTTTACGGACTGCTGGGACGTAAGACCCTTCCCACGAACCTTATCCGGCAGGGACAGCGCAAAGGCGCAATCACCATCGAGACCACCACCCACCTCATCACCCGCACCCTGGACGAGAAGGGCGGCAGTCTACAGATCGAAGTGAAGGCCACCGGGAATCTGCTGAAGGCGCCGGATGACTGGCTCGAAGGTATCGCCGGCAGTCTGGGATTCGACCCGCTGAAGTTTATGCGGATGCGGCCGGAGGAGCAGTTCCAGACATTGAAGCAGCTCGTACCATTAGCCGCCGACGTGGACGACCTCGAACTCCGCAACGAGACCGACGCCGAGACCATCACCCGCCGCAAGGCCGAAGCAAAACGGCTGGAGGCCGCGCGCGATCATATCAGCGTAGACAAGACCATGCCGGCCGAACCCATCGACGTTGGGGAACTGCTGAAGCACTCCCGCGAGGCCGCAGACTTCAACCAGCAGATCGAGCGCGACAAGCGCAGCCGCGAAGATTTCGAGCGTGAGCATGAACAAATGCGGCAGAGCGCGAAGGAGCGCGCCGAAAAGCTCCTCCAGCTCCGCTGGGAGATTGAGCGCGTGGAGAAATCCATGCGGCAAGACCTAGACCGATTACAGGAGATGACAGACGAGGAGAGCAAGTGGAAGACGCTACCGGAGCCGCGAGACCGCAGCGCAATCGACACCCAGATCACCGAGGCCAACCTCCGCAACCAGGCCATCAGCACCAACAACGCGAACAAGGCCCAGCGGGAGAGCTTTGAGGGGCAGGTTGAGGCCATCAAGAAGGACATTGACACGCTGGAGGACGAGGTTCGCGGCCGCAAACTGGCTATCGCCAAGGCACTCGATACCGCCCAGTTCCCAGTACCGGGATTGAGCTTCGAGACGATGGCGGAAGGTTCTGGAGGCCGCGAACGCAAGAACCCGAAGAAGATCATCACCTATCACGGAGTACCCCTGGCCGACTCCAGCACCGCCCAGCAGATCCGTGTCTCTACCGCTATCGGGATGGCCAACAAGCCGGAGTTGCGTTTCCTGCTCATCCGCGAGGGGAGTTTGCTCGATGACAAGAACATGGCGATCCTGGAGGAGATGGCACACGAGCATGACTTCCAAATTTTGCTAGAGTGCGTTGACACAACGGGGAAGGTGGGTATCTACATGGAGGAGGGAGCGGTTAAGACCGTCAACGCGGAGCCGGAACCGGAGGCCGCGCCCGTCTCCGTACCGAAGAAGACGAGGAAGAAAAAGAACGAGGAACAGGGGCAACTCATATGATCGCATGGATATGGCTAGGAATCTTTTGGCTATTCCTCTTATGCCTGAGCTTTCTGATGGCGGAGGATAAGTGAACGAGATTACAGCGACGGCCTAACCCGGAGCTGTAGGGCGAGGCCGATCCCAGAACGTATCTCCGAACTATGGCCGAAGGCCTTGAGCCGATGCCGGAGGATAAGAGACACCAATATGGAAGCCGCGCAGGAGTGGAGCTGGGACGCGCGACCAGCTCCACACCCAAACAGGAGCACCATGGAGCTAACAAGATGCCCTTCCCCGCGACCCGCTTTGAGCTGAAGCAAGCCGGCTATGACTTTATCGCTACCAAGACCTGTCCATGCGGCGAGACGATGGAACTATGGGACACGCCCAACGGCAGGACTATGCCGATGAACCCGATGGAGAATGACGAGAGCGCGGCCGTGAGTCACTGGGCAACATGCAGCAAAGCACAGCAGTTCAGGAGGCCGAAGGAATGAAGATCGTCATAGACGAGCATCGCGGCCGGCTGGCGAATTGCGCCGTAGCCTTCGCCGCCGCCCATGCTCCATCCCTAAAGCTAATGCCGCCGCCGCCGCTCCCTTCGCCCATAGCGGAAAGCCGTCGAACCAGCGAAGATATTCGCCGGCCAGGACAAACAGAACGCCGAGTATCAGGTAAAAAGTGAGCCGAATTGCGATGCGGAGCATGAGCGAAATCATGGGTTTGATTGTCGATGCTGAGATTAACACAAGGGAGAAAGCGAGCGCCCTGGTAGAGCAGGAGGCCGCAGAGATGGCCGAGCTCTACAGCAAGCCCCTCGAGGAGATGAGGAAGGTACTGTTATCTAACATTGGCTATGCGACTGGCTATCTCACCCATGCCCAGGCCGACAGGATCTTCGAGCTATTCGACACCGAACACCCGTACTTTGGCAGGAGCCACCCCAGCCCGGAGGATGCGCTCCGCATGGGGATGGAACTGGGCAAAGCAAGCAGAAGGAAGAAGGAGCGCGATAATGGAGAGACGATCCGATGAGCACTGAAGCCGTAGGATGCAGCTACCGCGAACGGGAAGACAAGCCGCCCTGTAACAAAGTATGTGACGCCGGCGAGGCCTTATGCCCTCACCACCTGTTACTCCAGGCCACTACGCGCAAGCCGCCAGCGCCGGCGCCGGCAGCGGAAGACGGCCAGCGCAGATGGAAGACGCCGCGAGGCTATGACGAGTGACCAAGGATGAACATCTCGAATGGTGCAAGAATCGCGCACTCGAATATCTGGACGCCGGCGATCCCGCCCAGGCTTTTACGTCGATGATGAGTGACCTCAGAAAACACCCAGAACTGGAAAACCACGTGGGGATCCGCATGGGAGTGGGTTTCATGATGTTGCCCGGATGGATTAGCAACCCCACAGAGGTACGACGCTGGATTGTAGGATTCCGCTAGGCCCGGACGTACCCAGCGGACAGAGAAATGCCGCTGGGGACGGTTCCCAGCGGCAGGTTAGAGGGTGATTAGCGTGAGGTTCGCAGCCGACTCGCAATCCAAAAGACGGCGCCCAGCGTGAAAGCCAGGAGAGCCGCCACCAGATGCCGAATCCAGACGCGGCCGGCGCGATCCACCAGCCATTCCACCAGACCGAGAAAGCCCAGCATCACCCCGACACCATACGCGACGACGAAGAAGCGAAAGAGCATCAGCGGCCACCGATGGAGGCGAGATGCGCCAGTGCTTGAGCCTGCGTTGAAAATGCCATCTTCGTATCCTTGACGGCGAAGAGTTGGCCAAACCGAGTCCAGACCGGATAAATGGATTCGAGAGATTCGTGATGATTGGAGAGGCGAAGGTTATACTCCGCAACCCCCACCGATTCAATAAGCGCGAGTCTTTCGACAGGATCATTCCAGTTCATTTCTAAAGACCTCTTTCGTTTGGGTTATATAAATTTAATGCGTTGGCGATCCGCTCCGCGTAGGTTCGAGACTTTGCGACGCAAACAACTTCATCCCGCAGCATGACGTTGAACTTGTCACCCTGAAAACGCGGCCGGCCAGGAGTGGGCGGAATGTTGCGCCGCGCATCTTTTACCGCGTCGTCTATGGTTGAGCCACGGCCGAGGATCCGCATCGCGGAGAAGACGATGAACCCGCCGCGCGCCAGATCCGGCACAACGGCCGGTAAGAAGACCTCAGCTTCAGTTAGAAGCTCAATAGCGCGTCTATGCTGCATTGGGTAAAACCTCCTCCGCAGGAGGAGGAGCCAAAAGCTCCCCCACCTGCGAGTTAAGATGCTTTTCTGCATGGGAGACCTTTTCCCAAACCGCCGCAGCTCCGAGAGCTGTAGCGCGCTTGGCCTGGGCCAGAATGAGAATTGCATCGTTGAGAGAGTTGAGAATCAGGAAAGAATCGAGCATTGTGTTAGTCCTTTCGAGTGGCATCCGCCACGGTTGAAGTAAGACCACTATAGCATGACGGCAGGATGCCGCCATAGAATTATGTTCCGAAAGTCCCGCCGCGCTGCATACGAGCGGTTTCTGGAGTCCACTGGGCGAACAACTCCAAAACTTCCTTATAGCGCGGGTTGGAATCGTGGATGATTTCATGCTGGTACTTCATATCCCCCCGCATGATGCTAATCATGCCGTAGCCGGTGAACTCCGCGATATAGGTGCGGCCGTCGCTACCGTCTACGATCCGCGCGAGCTTCGCAAAGGTGAGCTTTTTAGGCGCGCCTGTCGTCGTCCTTACCGCGCGCTCACCGCGCGGAGTCTGTTCTATCTCGAAGCGAGCCGTAACCCGCTTGCTACCGTGAGGCCAATTTTCGATTGTTGCGGCCATCCTGGGGTTTGAATACTTCAGTTCGTCCATTTTGTATCGTCCTTTTCTGTATGGCATCCGCCACGGGGTTAGATTTGAATTGACTATAGCATGACGGCATAATGCCGCCATAAAGATTATTTGCGCCGGCCATCCGAGACGATCCGCCCCAGGTTCGCCGGCCATGCGGTTTTAGTTGGAGTTGCGAGCAGCGCGCGTCAACATCATCGAGTCGTATTCGCGTAAGGTGATGCCGGCAAACGCACAAAAACGGCTGATGTGAATCTTGGCCGGAGTATCAAAATCCATTGCGAGGCCACGGCCCAGCGCCGTCCATTCAGCAGTACCCTCGAATTTTTCGAGTAAAGCCAGATATTTGTTAGTCATTAAGATTTCCTTTGGTGCCGGATACCGCGCCGGCCGCGCGGTTTAGAAGAGTGACCCTTGCGGGTTCGCACCGGATTCGCGGAATAACGGCGACCGGGTTTCCATCGCCCCAGTCGTCGCAGTGATAGAACCGAGTGGCGCCAGGAGTTGAGCCGTCAGATCAGCGCCGGCAGCTTCAGACGCCGCCACCGCGCGCGCGGCCGGTACATACTCCAACGTCGGCAGGATCCGCGCGTCGAGCGGATTACGACAAACCCCGCAAATATCTGGAGTCTGACCTTTGGAGCATCGCGCCTTATAACAGGCAACAGAATGGAAACTGCGATGCCGGCAGGACTCGCAGCACTTGTGAGAGTGACGGCCGCGCGGAAAAGGACCAGTATATTCACTCATGCCCCCACCCCCATCAGATCCGGGAAAAGTTCAATGGTTTGCGTGGCGCACAGATCCCCGGCACCATGATTGCGACCTCCGCATTTGCACTCGCAATTAGGCCCAGTGGCGAACATGCAAAGCGTATTGCAGGGCGATGCGCCGCCCGTGGGAACGTTATAGAGAATCACCCGATCCGCCGCGTGAACCCGGCCGCAGGACTCACACACGCCGGAGATGTAAAGATGCCGATGGTACAAATCCGATTCGACCCGCGCGCGAAGACGCGGCCGGCCGTCATAATTGCAAACGAATTGTTTTTGCCCAGGATAGCCCAGCGCGAGAGCTTCAAATCCCCGCACCGAATAACCGGCCGGTGCCAGCTCCACAACGGAGCCGGCGCACTGCGAGAAATAGATTGTCGTCTGTTTTTTCATGCGACCTTTGAATCCTCTTTTCGCGTGGCATCCGCCACTAAAGTTGCAAACAAATGTTTATTCCATGCAGTGGTTTCGTAACCATCATCAAAACGAATACGGCTGATAGTAAAGCCAACATGGAATAGCTTGCATATCTGACCTATTCGATCAAGCTGGTTTCCTTTATAAATAGCTTGAATCACTTTCGAGTCCTCTTTTCGCGTGGCATCCGCCACCGGGTTAAAGGTTGATTGAGTGGTCTGTCTCATCAGTGGCGGGAGACCATTCTCCGCCAGATCCGCGCATGATCCGCGCGGGTCTCGACTAGGAAAGCATCAGCTCTTTTTGAAGTTCCATCAAGGCCGCGCGGATATTGTTATTGGACTCTTTTACGATCCGCGCGAAGTTCGGAGCTTCAGCTCCGCCAGCCTCAGCATCCCAGACGCGGGAGAGAAGCGCGGCCGCATCTTTAGCCAATCCGTATGAACTGAAGTCAATCGAAACAACCCGCGATAGGAAACGATCCTCGAAACGGGTTGTCTCATTACAGGTAAAGATAAAGATAGTTTGCTGAGGCCTATTAGTAGAATCTAGGATGGAGAGAAATGCGAGCTGGGCTGGGAGACTCATCTGGTCAGCCTCATCAATCAGAACAAGGTGAACTTTGCGGCCTATAGCGGGACAGTAGGCGAGCTTATGACGGAGCTCCGCGACGGCCGCGACGGTGCAACCCTGAGAAGGGATATGATGAAGCTCCGCGCTCATCTCCTCCGCCAATGCAAGCGCGATTGTCGTCTTACCAGTACCAGAAGCTCCGCAAAACATCCAAGCCGAATCAAAAGGGTTTGCAGCTAGTTTGGCGCAAAGCCGTTTGGCTTTATCTAAGCCTACGAAATCAGATGTGGAGTGGGGACGATATTTTTCAGTGAGGAGCATTGTGAGCCTTTCGAGTGGCATCCGCCACGGGTTTGATTGACTACACTAAGATGAGGCAACTCATCTAATCTGTCAAGGAAATAATTTGGGGACAGTTCCCATACTCTAAAAAAGTAACCTGGAAGTCGCCGCCAGTCGAGCGCGGATGGGCCCCGCCAGGTCGAGCGCGGATGCCCCGCCAGTCGAGCGCGGATGCCCCGCCAGTCGAGCGCGGATGGGGCCCCAATCACACACAGCAAAGCAGAGAAATGCATAGGGTCTCCAATAAAAAAGTGTAGCATGGGGCGGGGGTGCTTTTTGCACTTGCCAATCTTGCAAAAATAATTTATGCTGCAT